TACTTCCTCTACTTAATGCGTCTAATTTATTTAATTCTGTTGCAGTAGAAGTTACTACTACATCTTCATTTATTTTAGGTGAAGTTAAAGTTTTGTTTGTAAGCGTTTCTACTCCAGCTAAAGTTGCAAAACCAGATGTACTTACTGCTACGTTTTCCCATGCACTACCACTATAAATACGCATAATATTTGAAGTAGTATTAAAATAAAGCATACCAGCAGCTAAAGCATCACCATCATTATCTGTAGTTGGATCAGAAGATTTAGAACCTAAATAAACATCATCAAAAGCATCAGCAGATGCTGCAGCTTCATTTGCAGAAGTAGAGGCATTAGTTTCAGATGTACTAGCATTGGAAGCAGAAGTAGATGCATTAGAAGCGGAAGTTCCAGCATTAGTTTCAGAAGTTCCAGCATTTGTTTCACTTGTACTTGCGTTACTTGCTGATGTACTTGCATTTGATGCTTGTGTAGTAGCTGTACTTGCAGATGTTGATGCATTACTTGCTGATGTTGCAGCATTTGTTTCTGATGTAGCTGCGTTAGTTTCTGATGTTGCAGCGTTTGTTTCGGATGTACCAGCATTTGTTTCAGAAGTTGCTGCATTAGTTTCTGCTGTTTCAGCATTAGTCTCTGCTGTCTCTGCATTAGTCTCTGCTGTTTCAGCATTTGTTTCAGCTAGTTCGGCAGCTGTTTGTGCGGTTTCTGCAGCAGTTTGTGCAGTTTCTGCATCAGTTGCTGATGCTGCGGCAGCTGTAGCAGACGTTGCAGCACTATAAGCATCTACTAATAATGCAAAATGATCTGTATCTGTTAAAGTATCTCCAATAGCACTATCTGCTACACAAATATAAACATTATTTAATTGACCAGCAGTTGTTGATTTAATTATATCTCTTTGTACAAAAGCAGCTGTAGTTGTAGTAGCAGAAGTTCCTTGATAAGTTCCAAGTTCTTGTGTTACTGAAATTTCTCCAGAACTATCAAAGGCTAAAATTTTATTTGCTCTATCTGTTGCACCTACAGTAAATTCTGTAGAAGTCATTGTGTTTGTTGCTGATAATTTTATAGAACGATTTACTTCTTCTTGAAGTTGTTGAATCGTCATGGTAGCACGATCCAAACCCTCTTCATGTGATTCCGCAGGGAATGGATCATTTGCAATATAATCTATTGCTTGGGTTTGCGGCACTTCTCTTCTAACTACTACTGTCTCTGTTGCAGTTGGTATATTACCTGCAGTAAATACCACATTACCACCAGATGCACTTCCTGCACCAGTTACTGTGTAATGAGTTGTTAAAGTTTTTATAGTCTCAGTTCCTGTAGCTGATCTAATAATTACTTCTAAGTCTGTGTCTGCAAAAATTTTGAATCCGTAAACAAAAGTATCGTTACTACCATTGCCTGAGTATGAATTTTTTACTGTTGTGCTTGATACTGTCATTTTAATTCTCTATATATTAAATGTTGTAATTATCAATACCATATTATTGTGGTAATAATACATTTATTTCCTCTGTTTTATCTCCTTTTTTTCTTTTATAAAAGCCGTATTTTTCTATTTGAGCATCTTCTATAGCATCTTTAACTTTAGGATATGCTTTAAGCATTTCATAATAAGCCTTATCTTTAAAACCTTTAAATATTTTTTTTATGTATACTTCTTTACCACCATCAAAATTAGTATCTCCTTCTTGTAAATTTTTATATTTATTTGAATCAAAGGTTTTTTGCAAATATTCTGTTAAAGTTTTACCTTCTATTTTAACTTTACCTATATTTTGCATCATATAATCATAAGCAGATTGCTCACCTGTAAAGTTATATTCTTTAGTTAAATCAACTTTTTTATATTTTATTTTTTGTGGTTCTCCAAGTGGTATTCTAAGTCTAGCAATCTCAAATGCTACAGGATTATCTTTAACATCTATTTTTCTACCTACTAAACTTGGTCCTTGAAGCCAAAATGAAAATGATGCTACACCATCTGCGTTTAAATATAAACTACTAGGTGTTTTTTCTATAGGTTCACCTGTTAGTATATCTCTTCTAGGTTCTAAAAATTTTTCACCCAATCCTGTTCTTGCTATAATTCTATCTAAAAATCCTCTTGTTTCGTAGGATTCTGTTTCTGGTTCTAATATTCCTGGTATACCTTGATTTCTTAAAGAAGCATAAGGTATAGCATTTCCTACTACTCCACCAAAAAATTTAGAAAAACTATTTTCAGTTGGATTTGCAATAAGCTCCATAGCATCTGATAAACCTCTTAAATAAGTTTTGTTAGCAGCATTTCTAAATACAGTTAAAGCTGCTGAACTAAATAAATCTTCTTTTTGTTCATCATTAATATTAGTTAAATTTTCTTTTAAATCTGCAATAATTCCAAGTATATAAAATCTTGGATCCATTCTGTTGTATTGTTTGTAAGTTATAGTTCCATTGTCATTAACTTGTGCAATAGAATAAGGTTGCCACCCCATAGATAACCAAGTTTTTTTAACTTGAAAATTAGAAGGTCCATTACCTGTTATTTTAGGGTATTTTTTACCATTTTTATCTTCAACATCTTCTGTTGCTAAATCTAAACCATACATGGTTGCAGCCATACCTATCATTTGTCTACCTAACACTTCAGCTCTAGCTCTTCTATCTCCACTTCTCCATAAGTCTCTATTTTGTTTTGTAAGTAAACCAAAACCAGGTAAACGATTACCAAAATGTCTCCAAAGATTAGTAGGTGTTCTTATAAAAGGTGCAAGAAATCTAAATTCTGGTGAGTTTAATAAAAAAGTTTGTACTTTATTACCCCAATCTAAATAAGAACCACCCTTTAATGAATTGGTATAAGTTGATTCTCTTGCATAATCTAAAGTTTTTTTATTAATAACATTATCTTTAATATTTGCCATTCCATTTTTATCAAAACCCTCTTTCCAAATTCTTGCTAAATTTTCTTTTCCTTCTTTAGATGAAAGGGATAATCCTCTTTCCAAAGTATTATCAATAGCATTAGTCCAAAGCCTACCTCTATAATTTGATTGTTTTAAAAATTCATCACCTGTCATTAACAACCTAGATGGTAATTCTAAAACATTTCCTATCCAATCTATTGCAGTACCAGCAGCTCCATCAAAACCTAAATTAGCACCACTAATAGGTCTTACTGCTTTACCACCTACAATTTCTAAGTTATCTTGAGTTCTAGCAAGAGGGTCAAGTATTGCATCACCTTGTTTTAAAGCAAAGAAAGTAGCTTTTATAGTGTCTGCAAAATGCATCCTCATTCCATTGTATTGAGAAAAGCCTAATCTAAATGATCTTAAATCTGCTCTTGCAAGACCACCTCCCATTTGTTCTAAAGGTCTAATTAATGCTTCATAAATACCAGACTTCATGTTGATTGCTTGTGTAAATACACCAGACAATAGTGAGTTAATATAAAGTGAGTTAAATGCTTCTACTGTTCTTTGGTATTTTGTTTTAGCAATAGAATTAATTACTTGTTCTAAAGGTGCATCTTTAATTAAGTTTGCCATAGTTACAGAATCTCCTCTAAAATTTTGAATAATATCTACCATTTTTTCTACATCTAAAATTTTACCTTCTGATCTAGCAACTTTAATTCTTCCAGCTTGAGTGGTTCTAGCAGCACCTCTTATTTGTTCTTTAAGAGCAACTACTGTTTTTCTAACTATCTCACTTTGTAAGGCTACTTCTTCTTTTGCTTGTTTAGTCCAAGCCTTAGTATCTTTACCAAATTTATTTACATATTGTTCTGCTGTTTCTTTTAAAGTAAATGCAAGTTCTTGTAATACTTGTTTAGATGCTAACATTCTAACTGTAGCATTTTTTGCAGTAGCAGCTTCTTTAGGTAATGCTCTTAAAACTTCTTCTTTATTTCCTGATAATAATGTTGCTAATTCTTCTGCTGTTTGATTTTTTAATACATCATTTTCTAAATAATCTTTTGTTACATCATCAAATCTTTCAGATACATCATCTATTGTTTTTAAAACTTCAGCAGAATTTAAAAATGATTTAGTATTTAATATTTTTTTAATAAAAGATTCTGTTTGTTTCTTAGCTTCTTTTTCACCAATGTTTATTTTTTTAATATATTCTTTAGTATTAATAGCTTTATTATTTTCTACAATTTGAGTTAAAACTTTTTTAGTTTTTTTCTTTTTTTTTAAATCATTAATAGCTTCACCTGTTTCTTTATATATCTGTTTTTTTTTTGCCATATCTTGAGTTCCTTTAGCTTTTTTAAATGCTTTGATACCAAAAAGAATTTCAAGAGGTCCACCAATAAGCATACCTTCAAGTACATTTTTTAATCTACCTTCCATCTCAGTATCATCTTCATCTGTTGCTAGGTACTGAGTAACTGCATTATTTAAAACAGGAGAATCAAACTCAACTAACATATCTGAAAGTCTACCTTCATTAGGATCAAAAACAGTAAGATCAGCAACAGCACCAGCCGTCATACCTCTTAATCCTGTTTTAATTATTGTTCCACCTAATCCCACGCCTTTTAAAATTTTAGATGGTCCTACAAATCCTGTAACAAATCTTGCTGCACCTTCAGTTAAGTTTTCTGCAAGACCTTCTGGTTTATGAAACACAGGTAAATTTCTTTGTTGAGAATAAGCACCTTCTTTCCATTTTTTAGGTGTTACATATTTTGGTATAAAATCTTTTAATTCAGTTTTACCATCACCATCACCAAATGCTAAACCCCCTAAAGAAACAATATTTTCATCTATAAAATCACCACTTTCTTCTACCGCATTAACTACACCTTGACCTGCTGATAAAGTTAATCTTCCTGCTTTATTCCAAAAATTAAAATCATTTTCATCTGGATTGGTAATTAAACCAGAATTAACTGGTTCTATTTTTTTAATACTTTTTTCAGCTTCTTCAAGAAACCTTAGAGCTTCTTCAGACAATTGTACATCTGCCATACTTATCCTTCTTGTCTTGATTTAAGAATTTCAACGTAATCATTAAAAAATTTATTAACTTGAACCTTACCATCTTCATCCACATAGCCATTTAATTTTGCTAGTGATACTAATGTATTTCTTATAGGTTTTCCTTCAGCATCTTTAAGGCTTGGATTTTTTTTATATTCACTATACCATTCAAAAACACTTGCTGTTTCCCTAACTACATTAAATTTATTTTCTGTTAAATTAAATGCTGTAATTTGTTCTGTAGTAACATCATCATATTTATCAACTAAATTTAATCTTAAATCTCTAGCATATTGTTGTTGTTCATTGTAAGTTGCATCTGGATTAGATTGTACATACAAATCTATCCTTGATTCATATTCAAGACCAGCTTCTGAAGCTCTTTCTTTATTAACACCTTTATTAAATGAAGCATCAAAAGCGTTAAAAAAAGTTCCTTCTAATAATTTTTTTTGCTCTGTTTGATATGTATAGAATTTATTACCTTGTTCAATCTTTCTAACAAAAGTATCATGTCCAATGCTTTCAGTTAAAATTTTTTGTTTAAGTGTTGCAAATGCTTTTTCTCTTTTTCCAGAAATAGTTTTACTACCAGTATATCTTTCAGTATTTTCTAATTCATTTAACAATCTTTCAGCTTCTTCATAATCAGAATTGGGATCTCCCTTAACTGCTATAGATTCAATTTTTTGTACATAAGAATTGTAAATAGAATTATTAAAATTTTCATCAGATAAAAACTTAACACCATTTACACTTTTATCTAATTCTTTAATTTTATTTACAGCATCAGGCGTACCAATAAAAGAATCAGTATCTGTTAATAATAAAACACTATCAATAGCTTCTTTTCTTTTTTTAAGATCATCAGATCCCAACATGTGTTCTTCATTAAATAATTGAGCTTTTATATATAAATTGTTTCTATATTGATTTTTTAATCTTGGGTTTGTTTCAGTTTTAAATTTTACTAATTCTGCATTAACATCCTCATTATAAACTTTAACACTTTCTTTTTCATACGCTTTAAAAGAGTTTTGTTTTAAATGATAAATACTTTCAGAGTTTTCTAAATCAATAGATTGTTCTACTAATTTTTTAATTCTTCTATTTTTAATACTTGATGTTTTTTGTTTTATTAAAGGTGTAAAAGTATTTTTCCAATTATTAATAGATTCTTCTTCACTAATATTATTTTTTTGTGATTCAATAATTTTGTCTGATTCTGCTTTTAATTCTAATACTGTTTTTTTAGCAATTAATTTTTCTTCATTATCTCTTTTTTTAATTGCATAATTTGTAATTTCATTAACAGTAGGCAATAATGATGCTGCCATAGAACTTCTAGGATCAATTTTTATATTAGATTTAATAGAACTTACTTCTGCTGTTGGTCTACCTTTTGCTGTAAATGTAGGTATCTTAGGCATAATTATCCAAACGCTTTCAATAAACTTGTTCCTGCTTGACCATAATAACCTATTTCTGCAGCTTTGGCTTCATTTCTTGCTACTTGTCCTTTCATTCTTGCAAAGTTTGCTTCTTCCATTTTTTGTGCTTGTGCAACTTTAGAATTATAATCTAAAATATCTTTTTCTATTTCTGCTTGTTGAGCATTATATTTCATAATATTTAAACCAGAACCAGATAATTCTACACCTGAGGTTAATATAGCTGTTTTAGTTTCTCCCTGTAATTGTGTAAACTGTTGGTCAAATCTAGCAATATCAAATTCTTTTTGTTGTTCAAGTCTTTCAGCTTCTTGTTGTGCAACTTGAGCATTACGATTTTGAACAGCTTGGTTATATTTACCTGCTGCTGATGCTTGTTTTGCTGCTACTGTTGAAGTTACAGCTGTTGCTACTAATGCTGCTTGCCATCCCATTAGAAAATCCTCGCATATCTGTATTGATGTGAACCATCAAAGCCATAGTGTTTCATTAAACCTTCATTCTCTAAACCTAACCATTTAGCAAATCTTAAACCTTTATCAAAATCTACCCTTACAGCAGTTTGTACTCTTTTAATATTATTTTTTTTAGCAACAA